AATGCAGTAGGAGTATTCTCTATGGATCTGTTGCAACTTATCATTCTTATTTGTGTAATCGGTCTACTGCTTTGGGCAGTAAATAAATACATTCCTATGGATCCAAATATAAAATCTATACTTAATGTTGTGGTTGTTATCGCATTAATTCTTTTCATTCTAAGTCTTTTTTCTGGGTATTTTCCTTCTATTCGAGTGGGGAAATAAAGTAGAGAGGAGGCAAATGTGTGAGATTAGATATTCATGTTCATATTCATACCCCCAATGAGAGCAGATTAGAAGCTCTTGCTCTTTCTGCATTAGAAGAAGTAACTCAGTTAGGAGAAAGCATGGCAACAGCCAAGGAAGATCTATCCCGTGAAGTTGATGAGTCAGTTGCAGACAAGACACATCTTGAAGATGTTCTTACTCGTCTTGTTGCAAAAGTTGTTGAACTGAAAGAAGAACCTGCGGAACTTGCAGCACTAGCAGCTAAGCTAGAAGCTGCGCAACGTGCTACTGACGATGAAGTTGCTGCGGCAGAGCAAGTTCTGGCTGAAGAAGTCCCTCCTCCACCGCCGGAACAGCAGAGGAGATAATCACGTGGCTTTTAAAAAAGCTAAAGGCGGTAGTAAGTAAGTAGTACGGTTCTGCCAGTCTACCGCTAAAAAAGACTGGCATTTAGTTTGCACTCCACTCTTTTGTATAGAATACAAACTAAATGTCAGTAAGAAAGTATTCACCTATTTGGCTAGCACTTAAGAAAGCACATAAAGTTGCTATTAGTGTTCCTCGTCCCTATCACAAGCGAGTAATTAAAGCTGTAGTGAAAGAAAAATACGGTGATCTTGAATACAAGTTTGAACTAGGAGAACGGGGTAAGAAAGCTAAAATCTCCTATACAGTCAGAGGTGCAATAATCACTTTCAATCTTAATCATACTCTCGGGGTAGAAGATCTATGAATTCTGCATGGCGTATGAAATGGTCCGATGGACTTAAGTGCTGTATCTATGATGATATTTCTGGATTGAATGATCCAGTACAGATTCTCATAAATAGTTCTTGGAGGTGGTACGGAAACTGGAATAGTTTTATCAGTATAGAACGCTTACCTGAGAATATGCCATGACTCCAGCAGAACAAGTATCCGCGAAGATCATAGAACTTCAAGAACGTCTACTTGCAAAACACCCAACAATGCCAGTTCTTTTACGAGAGATTCATAAAGAACTGTTAGCAAATCCAGACGTTGTCACTCTTCTTTCCAACGAAGAACGATCTGTAATCATCTCTGGTCTCGAAAACTACACAAGAACTGATCTGATTGTAGCAACTAAAGGATCTTCTAAGAAAGCAATTTCAAAGATGACACTGGTGGATCTATGAATTTATTCATGAATAAGATATTGTGGCAAGGAGAATACAATGGAGGTCTCCTAATTCTTTTTGTAGCTAGACCGAAACTAGATAAGTTGTATTGGAAAGTATTTGATCCGGGACTAGAAAATCCAGTGCAAGGATCAGTAGAGTTACAGCTTAATGCTGATATACCATTGAGTACAGTCATAGATATGACCCTTGATCTCATAGATTCTAGTGTTCTATCCTTACATCAGAGAATCAAAGATGAATGTATCTGTGCAGGAGCCAGAATTAATTAATTCTCTTCGTCTATGTATACGAATCTATCTAGCTTCTAGGGAGCGTTGTTATGTTTCAAACCTTAAAGGTGGTAAAGCTCTCTTCACAAATTGGTATACAGAAGGTATTGAAAAGATTTCAGATTACTTTCCAACGACCTGTCTCTGCGGACATCGTATCTGTGACTATGGTAGTTCTCTTATTAGTAGTTGCGATGTTTGCAGTACTCATCATTGTAGCCTTGACTACGAACTCAATTGTATCTGTGATCTAATACAAGTTCCACTTCCGAAACTCAAACATCTATTTGCATTGGAACTTGAATATGGATACAAGACTTCAGAGTATCAGTTACTCCTCCCGTTTACTTCTACACGAATGCCCGCGGAAGTTTCAAATATCACGCTTGAATTCGGATCCAGAATTGAATCGTGATGACGACGATTCTTCCCTCACATTCCAATTTGGACATACTGTTGGGGAAGGAATACCTCTTCTTCTTTCTGGAAAGAGTATCGAGGAAGTCATCTGGATCAGTTTTATCAAATGGAAACTCGATCTGTTTTCAGAAGATACAAAAAGGGGCAAATCTTTTACAAGAGCCATCATTGCCCTACAAAAATTCAGTGCTCTCCTTAAAACAGGATTTCTCAAAGATTACGAACTTGTACAGTACAAAGGTAAACCTGCCATTGAACTCGGCTTTCGTATTCACATTCCCAATGGCTTCAAGTTTCGGGGATATGTTGATGTTGTATTGCGAAATAGAATTACTGGAGAAGTTCTTGTTCTTGAAATCAAAACTTCTTCAGGAGCTGTTATTGCCAATTCGTACAAAAATTCTGCTCAAGCCATTGGATACTCAGTTGTCTTGGACTTTATATTCCCCACTCTCTCTTCATATAAAGTACTCTATCTTGTTTATAAAACAAAAGAACTAGAGTATGAACCAATCTCGTATCCTAAATCCTATCTACAACGAGCACTATGGATACAAGAACTACTGTCAGACATAGATATCATTCTAATGCATGAAGAGCGTGGTGTGTATCCAATGCATGGTGAGTCTTGTGTGTCGAAGTTCTACAAGGAATGTAAATATCTTGGTGTATGTACACTTTCTACAGACGTACTTACAACAGTGAAACCAGTGGTGAAGAAAGAAGAAGAAGTTTACGATATTGAAGTGTCTCTCGCGGATCTAATTGCTACTCAACTTAGGAACACTGAAAATGTTACTGAAACCAACTCTGGATACATCCCCACAACCGCAGACCAGATTCTGTAAAGACTGTAAATACTGTATCAATACGAATCCAGTGGGTAGAGGAGTTGTTCAAACTCTACAACCACAAGAATGGAAGTGTGCTCATTCAAGACACGTATCCTTCATGGATGGAATAGTCACATATAACTATTGTGAATCAGAGCGTGCAGGTTTCACAACACACTACTGCGGCCCGGACGCTCAATTTTACGAGGCTGTATAATGGCTAAACTTTCAACGCTTGAAGCATCTAAGACTCATAGAGTCTGTGTATTTGGTGCACCTAAGACAGGTAAGACGGAACTTGTAGGTAGACTTTCAGAGCATTTCAATCTTCTCTGGTTTGATCTTGAGAATGGATGGGATACTTTACTTAAGTTTCCTCAGGAATGGAAAGAAAGAATCGAACTCATAAGAATTCCAGACACAAAAACTTTTCCTATCGCTATCGAAACTATGCTTAAAGTAATCCCGGGTAACTCTGTGGAGATCTGTGATGAGCATGGAAAAGTTTCGTGTCCACTTTGTAGAAAAGATTCTAAACCTCTCACTCGTGTTGCTCTCAATGAGTTGGGAAATAACTCTATTGTGGTTGTTGATTCTGGTACTCAGCTTGCAAACTCTGCTATGAATCACATCACAAAACTTCATGATGATACATACAAACCTGAGTGGTCTGATTATAGAAATCAAGGCGCCCTCATGGATAAGTTTCTATCACAAGAACAACAAGCGAAATTTAATTTTGTATTCATCACACATGAAGCTGAAGTTGAAATGGAAGATGGAAGAAAGAAGATTGTACCAGTAGCAGGCACTACTAATTTCTCTCGGAACACAGCTAAATACTTTGATGATGTAGTGTACTGTGAAGTTAAGAATAAGAAACATAACTTTGCATCTGCAACTACTTATGCAAACAATATTCTTACAGGTTCTCGTACTGATGTTACTCTTGAGACTGATGAGTTTCCTACTCTTTTGCGAGTCTTTAAGGCTGAATTGTTTCCAGCAATCCCACCGCGCGAGATACAGAAAACTCCAGCGCAAAGAGCAGTTACTAATCTCACTCAACTTATTGGAAAAACAAAATGAGTGGAGATTGTGGGCATGGTTGGGGATATCATTTCGATGGAGCTAGTGGCCCATGTTATCGCTGTATCGCAGATGAGAATGTCAAGCTAGCGAAACTTGAAAAAGATCTGCAAGTGCTACATACAGCGGTATCAAATCTAGTAGCGAAGAATCTATTGTTAATCACAGAGAATGAATCTCTTAGACAACGATTGGCAGTAGCGAGTGGGAGATCTTAAATGAATTCACAAGATGACTACAAGTTGTCAGAGCCATTCTTTAAGAGAGGTGAATACTACGGTGATGCAACATCTAACTACAACTTGTGGCGGAAAGACGATGTTATTGCTGCCATCGCTCCATATAAGGTAGAGATTAGGCGGTTGAAGCGCGATCGCGATGAGTGGAAGCAGGGAACAGAGAGCGCCTTATCGTTAGCAGAGACAAACTTCAATCGCGCCATTAAAGCTGAGGAAGAAAATACCAAGTTGCGAGAGTTGCTTGCACTTGTGATGCAACTTATCAGGGAAGATAGTGACAGTGATGATCCAATGGAACCATTTGCTTATGATTCCAGATGGGAAAAGTGGGCTATAGAAACAGATACTATGTTGAAAGGGATACCATGACATTCTTTGAACTCATAATCGCGGTCGTGTTTGGGAACGTTATCAGCTTTAGTATTTGGAAACTAGGCAGCTTGATCGCTGAGTACAAATCATGACATCTGCATGGCTAGTTGAATTAGCTGACTGGCATAAACACTATATCCATGGAATGGATTATAATAATTCTAACAGACAATGGCATGTAGATATGGTTATGAGATTACAGAAGCTAGCAGAACAAACTTCAGATGCAGAAACAGTGAAGATTCAATTACAAGAGAAAGTCCAAGCTTTTCTAGAAAGGAGGCAGCCACCA